TCCGTAGCTCGCCAGCGCGTTGATGCCGCCCCCGCTAATCCGGAACAGCGTCATCGTGCACGGATCCACGTTCGGCGCGTAGCAGTAGTCGATGGTGTAGGCCGTTTGCCACGCCGATCCGGACGGAACTGTCCCGGTGTTGACGTATGTCACCTCGCCGCACGCACCGGACACGGTCGCCGCCGGGATGTAGCCGATGTAACTGATCGAATAGATGTAGCGGTCGGTTCCGCAGCAGATGTTGCAGCCGCCTGGGCACGCCGGCGCATTCGTCTGAGCGACCCCGATGTTGCCGCTGGTGCTCGTCTGGGCTATTGATGCATTGTCCGCAAGGAAGCACACGTCGCGCTCGAATGTCGTTCCCGACGGAGTCCAGGTATAGACGCACGATTCGCCGTAGCAGTCGCACGTCCCGGCGTCCGGTTCCGTAGCCACCACGAACTGCTGCGAGGACACTTCGGCGAGTCCGGGCGTGTAGGTGTTGGTGACCGTGAAGCTGCGGCACTCGTCTTCAGAGATGGTGCATGGGGTAACCGTGCAAGTCAACGCGCATTGCTGCGCGTGCTTGGCCGTGACCTCAAAGCAAAAACAGTAGCAGTTGCCACCGCCACCACAGCAGCATCGGCGCTGGCTCACTTGGCGTTCTTCCGGCACCACCAGAAGCCGATCCACGCACCGGCGGCAAGGATGGCGGTGATCAGGATGAGCGTCGAGGCGAAGTTACTTTCGGCGAGCATTGGCGGTGGCCTTCCTTGGGTGCTTGGTGCGGAACGTCGCGCCGAGCGAGCAGCCGGCGGCGAAGGCGGCGGTGACGGTCACGATGATCCAGAGGATCAGGGTCTGGTCTTGGTTCATGTGCGGATCACTTTTTGAGTTTGTAGACAATGGCAGCGACCGCCGCGAGGCCGACGGCCGCCGAGATGAACTGCATGGTCACCCACACCGGGCTCTCGTCATCGGAGACATAGGCGACGCTCTGGTGAACGGCTGCCGCGCTGTGCTCGATCTCCGCCAGCTCGAGCTGCGCCGCCTCGAGGTGGCCTCGAGCGCGAACGGCAGACGCGCGGACATCGTTCGCCTCGCGGGCGATGGTCGCGGTCGCCGACGCGCAGCCGGTGAGCAGGAGGACGGCGGCGAGGCGCTTCAATCGAAGAACCTCCGGTACGGCACGGTCGGCAGCGGGTCGACCAGGGGAAGCTCGTCAAGCTGCGCGGCGGGCAGCGGCTCGCCGACGCGGAGGTTCGCGTGGTAGCGGTTGTCGCCGGGGCGCAGGATCACGCCTTCTTCGTCCACCTGTGCCGGGATCGCCCCGATGCGGTCAAGCGTGACACCCGTGACGGGCAGCACCATGACCTCGCCGTCCTCGTCGGTGCGTTCCTCGGCAAGCCCTGCGGCGATGAGGGCATCGTCGAGGTCGGACTCGGTGGTTGAGCGGAGTAGGTAGTCCATGTTCAGGTGGTCAGGGCTTGGAGTTGTGCGTTCGGGAGGCGGGTCGGCCAGTACTTGAGCAGCGCGATGGTGCCGTTCAAGTAGACGGGCGATGCACCTGCCTGCTGTCCGATCATCAATCGATCCACGGTCGGCATCGTGACAGACGTATCCGCCGTCCCGAGCGTTCCGCCAAGCGCGGCCTGGACATCGTTGAGCTTGAAAGCACCTGCGATCTTGAACGCGGTATTGGCCGTTACCGTCCCAGGAGAAATGGTTGCAAGGGCACTTCCCCCGTCTCTAACAATGAACTCGCCAGTCGTGTCGGCCGCAACATCGATCGACTCGTTTGCCGTGTTGTCGTTCAAAGACACGATTCGGCCAATGTCATTGGTACGGCTTCGGATCGCGTGGGCGAGCAGCGTTCCTTCCGTGGCGTTGTACCAAGACGAGAAGTTTGTCCCGGTCATCACGCACGAATCCGCCGCCCTGCTCCCCGTGCTTGCCCCGGTCGGGATTAGGCTGCTGGCACCGCTTCCGGTTTCGACCTGAAATCCCCACACCAACACGCTTCCCCATCCGCTTGTGTTGATATCAATGATTCCAAACTCAATGTTCCCATTTCCGGTGCGACCGAGAACGGCCACGGAAACACGCTTCCATGATGTCGTAACCGTGATCGCGGTCGAATTGCCAGTAGCGGAAAAAATGTGATAAATCGAAAGATTTGAGTTCCCGCTTTCGCGTTTGACCCAAAACGATACGGTGTACGTAACCCCGGCTGTTGTGGATATCGCTTGGTTTAGATTGCTGTATTGCTGCGTGAATGTAACGCGAGCGGCATCGTTGCTGTTGTCTGGCGCGGTTCCAGCAGTTGCAGTTTTTGTTGCTCCACTCGCAGCCGTATACGTTCCAGAGGCCATCGCGTTTGAGTTCAGAGCAAGATTGTTCGCGCTTCCCTCAATCAGCAGTCCGAGAGGCTGGGGCGGCGTAGTGTTCGGGTCGTAGTCGAATCGCGGATTCCCCGCGGTCGCCGTCGCCACCAGGCCGCTCGCGTTGATGAACGTGCCGCTCGTGGAGCGCGAGAACGTTAGACCCCGGCTCGTCAGGTCGGAAAGCGTGCTCATCTGCGTGAAGTCAAGCGAGAGCGTCGAGCCGTCGCCGAGCATGGCCCGGCGCATCATCGAACCCATCATGGGATCACCTCCGCAGTAACGCGCAGCGCGATCGTCGCGATGTGCAGGTTTTCCGATCCAGCCGTCGGGTCGGCGTACAGAACGATCTCGCCCCACGACGGGCCGGCAAGCGTGGCGGTCTGCGTCGCGGTAAAGCTGGTGGTCGCGGTGCCGCCGCCAGCGCTGACAACGGAGCCGGTGACTGTGACAGATTTGTCAGCCACCGTCAGCTTCGCCTTCGGCGTGTAGCCGGTCCAGTTGAAGTTGTTCCCGCCCACCTCGTGGACGTGGAAGTCGATCTCGAGTACTTCCCCTGGCACCACGGTGATGCTCGGGATCGGAGTTGCCAGCGTCAGGTTCATCAGATGCACCTATACGGGTTGGGACGATCAAAGAACGGGAATGCGTTTCCGGCGGTGTCCATCACGACATGCACGAGGACCTTTGCGGACAGCTCCGACGTAGTCCAGTTGCCGCCGCTGTACTGCGAACCGACAGGTCCGAACTGGTCGGCGGGCGTTGCGTTCACGGCAACGCCATCGACTCTGGTCGCGGTGTTGTGGTACTCCCGGAGGTTGATGCAGTTCGTGTAGTCGAAAGTAAGGTCGGTGCCGACGGTGACGCCGGAACCTGTCAGCGGCGGCGGGAACCAGAGGCGAACCGTGTACGTCCAGCGGTAGCCGGCTCCGGCGATCGCTGAGGCGTTTCGCACCTCGCACAGGCCCATCGTGACGATCTGCCCTGCCCCCATCTCGCGCCGGGCCCACCGAAGCGTGTCGCGATTGTCGATCGCGGTCGCCGCGCCATGCGTCCACGAGTTGACCACGGCGCGGTTCGCGCCGGCGATGCCCTCGTTGAAGATGGGACGGGTCCAGCTCATGGATATGCGGGCTTGGGCGAAGTGATCTCAGCCATGTTTGCGGATCCCATTAGCGTCGCGAACGTCGCGGTGCTCGGGTACTTCTGAAAGAAGCCGATCTTGTCAGCCTGGAGCACTACGACGCCAGCCACCGTCGCCCCCGACGTGCAGAGCGGCTGGCCGGTCGGCTTCGGGATCGGAACTTGCTCGAGGTGGTACCAGGCGTCGAACAGAAACTGGTGCTGAATCCGGTACCACTCGTAGGACGGGCTGATGGTGAAGCCCTGATACACCACGGTCCCGATGTCGCAGCCGAGGAAGACCGCATCGTTCCGCTTGCCGATGTAGCTCGAGTAGCTGCTGGTCGGCGGCTCGGGCGTTGCCTCGCGCGTCCGGTCCCAGAGAAATTCAAACGTCATCGACATCTGCGGCACTTCGTAGGTCGGAGGGTTGCCGTTGAGATCGACCTTTGTTCCGCCGATGTCCGCGACGCTTCCGGGCCATGCCACGGTGCCGTTTGCCGGGAACGTCGGGGCGATGCGCCACATCTGCGCTGCCCGAACGCCGCTCGAGCGCGTCACCTGAACGTAGGTGCCCTCTTGTGCGTTGTACGGGTCAAAACTGCCGAACCTGCACGTCACTTCCCACACATACGGCGCCTCGCGCTGCATCGTCGTTTCGACGCTACGGCAGACAAACGTTTTTAGAAACGAGTTGGAACCGTAGATTGCAGACGGCAGGCGTTCGCGGATCTTCGGCAAGCCGGAAGCAGAGAGCATCTGCTGGTCGCCCGGATAAGTGTCTCCGGAGCTTGCCGGCTCCCACCGCACCTGGTACTGGAGGTCAAGCGTGTGCTGTTCGCCAGGCATTGCTAGCGAGTAGTTCCTCGTCTCCGGGCGCTCAATGACGGTCCACGTGCCCATTAGAACGGCCTCCCCATTTTGCTCGCGATGTCACGGAGCACGGTCAGGATGTCGGCGATGCCGGCTGCTCCGGTCAGCGTCTGGTCGATGGCGGCGTTCCGGAGCCCACCGGCGGCGGCGGTCGCCTGACCGGCTGCGGCGATGCCAGCGGAAATGGTTGGGTCGGCGGCGATCCGCTGCGCTTCGGCGCGGCTGGCGGCAGACTGCGCCTGAATCGCCTGAATCACGCCGGGCGCGACGGCCTTGGCGATCGTCTGCTCGTCCTGGTACTTCTGAATCAGCGCCTGCGTCTGCGCGTTGGCTGCGTCGAGGTCCCAAGTGGTCGCCATCCTGGTCAGCTCGTCCACCCGGTCGTTCATCAGCGCCGTCGCCTGGCGAATGGCGTTGAACGCTACCTGTCCGACGTTGAACGCCGCCGAGATGCCGGACGCCATTGCCGTCCGTGCGCTCGACTCGTTGAGCTTCTTTAGCTCCTGATTCGCCCGCGCCACGCCCTTGACCACGCCTGACGGGTCCACCTCGGCGCGGATGACTGCCTTCATCTCCTTAGCCACCGGACACCTCCTCGGCGAACTCCTCGATGCCGCGACGGGTCCAGGGGAAGAGTTGCTGCGGTCGCTGCCCGGTCATGGCGCACGCGATGACGCCGAGCAGGAACTCGCAGCGTTCCGCCGTGGTCATCTCCGTCCGTGCGATGCCGAGCGGCATGGTCATGCGTTGCTCCGGGCTTGAGATTCGCCACAGCCGCCGCTCGGCGGCTCCGTAGGGCGTGGACCGTTCACCGCCTCGAGCAGGGCCGCGGCGATGTCTCCGCGGACCGACGCCAGCTGGTCGTTCCGGTCCACGAACCGGCTTCCGTCGGGCATGGTGAGGTTGTCGCCCCACCAAAATTGGTCGGTGCGGCTGCGCTGGTAGTCGCCGAGCGTCGGCTCGCGCACCACCACGTCGCCGACGCCGTCGATCGTGACGGTGCGGCTTCGGGCGGCGATCTTGGACAGGTCGAACGGCATCAGGCTTCCTCGACCGAGATGTTCCACATACCGGCCTGGGTGCCGTCATCCGAGCGGCTGGCGCTGACGATGTGACCCGTGATGATGTAATCGATCGATCCTTGGTCGCGAAACGTCACCACCACCGATCGGTTGACGGCGTCGGCAAGCGTGGTCGGATACAGATGGGTGCGGAGCGCGTTGTCGGTGTTGCCGTCCTGCGCCATCATGTCGAACGTGACCGTGCGACGGACGCGGCCCGGCGCCCGCTTCTCGCGGAAGTCTGAGAGCTGCGTCACGTCGATGCTGCTGCGCTCGAACTGCACCGACACGTTCTTGATCGGGAACGTGCTTTCGCCTGCTGCGTTGAAATTGAGCTTGACTGATCCGCCGTAGCCAGAGATGAGTGCCATTTAGAGCTCCGTTGCGAGAATGGTCATGGTGATGGTTGCGATGCGCTCGGCGTCCTGCTGCCCGTCATCCGGCGTCTCCGTAGAGAAGGCAACCGAAAATTCCGACATCATCAGCTTGCATTCGCCGGGGTCCGTGATCGTGCCGGAGTCCCACAAGGCGACCACGGCATCGGCCATCTGCGTGACGGTTTCCACCGTGTCGGCAATGCACGCGACTTCCACCGAAATCGTCCAATGATTCGTGTCTGTGACAACGCCGCGCATCTGCGCGTCGAGATTTGCCGCGGTGAGTTCGTAGACCATGCACGGCGTCGGCGTGCCAGCGTTCCGCATCCCCACGGACACGGTGTAGACGGTGGTGCTCAGGGCGTCGTAGACGGCCTTGCTGATCGATTCAAGCGGCACGGCGAAGCCCTCCCATGACGAGCGACGCCTGGCGCAGGATGGCCTCGGCGATGGCATTGCCCATAGCCGTCGCGTTGGACCGCGCCCACCTCATGCTGATGAACGAGCCGGGAATGCGGCGCTTCGCGCCCTTGTGCCGGAAGCCGGATTCAAGCAGATGCCAGATGCGCTGCCGCCCCTTGCCTCGCTTGGCGCGGTAATCGACGCCGATGCTGAAGATCAGCGACCCGTAGCCCTTCTGCGCCCGCTTCGGGCCGTCGAGCCGCGTCGAGGCGGCGATCGCCCGCCGGTGCAGCCCCTTGCCCTGGTACCGGGCGCCGCGCCATGCCGTTCGGAGCTTGCCGATGTACGGCTTGGTTCCCTCGCGGATTGCCTTCTTGCGGACGCGCTCGTTGAGCTTCTGCGGAAGCTGCGACAGCGTGCGGCGCACCTCGGCGCTGTCCACCGAGATCCGCACGATGTTGGTCGCGCCGCGTCCCGCGCTCGGGCCGAAGAGGCTCATTCGGTCACCTCCACGGCCTCGATCTCGAGGCGCCGTCGGCGCTGGTCCATGTCCCAGCACGCGCGGCAGTTGAACGTCCGGACGGTGCCGTTGTCGTTCCAGAGCAGCCGGCTGCGGGAGGTCAAAGACGGGAGCCAGCTCGCAATGATCCGCCACTCGGTGCGGACCGCCGGGCCGCCGTCATCCATGACCTCGGTCGTGTTGGACGCCTCGACGTGCGCCCACACGGTGCCGATCGTCACCCAAGCCTCGACCGCCTGGCCGAACGCATCGACCGTGCGGACGGGGTTCTGCACCGTCAGCGACAGGCGCAGCATCCCGCTCGGGACGGGAGCAGCCATCAGCCAATCCCCTTCCCCATCATGGCGCTGATCCGGTCCCAGTAGTCGCCGGGCAGCGTCACCGTGTCATCTCCGCGGCTCTGGACGTGCTGCGCCACGCGCTGAAGCAGCATCATCTCGAGGAGCGGATTCAGAGTATTCGATCCAGCCGTCACGGTCAGGACGAGCGGGTACGTCAGGTCATCCTCGTCAAGGCTGGCGTACTGGATGCCGTTGATCGTGACCAGCGTCAGGCTGATCGTCGCCGCGTTGTCATCGACGCAAGTGCACGCCGTAGCCGGCTGGCGCTCAAGCCGGACGAGCTTCTCGGTGTTCGCCGGCTCGAGGCCGACGTACTGCGTGCGGGTCACCGGATCGACGCACCATCCGGTGCGCTCCTCGAGCTCCCGCTTCGCGGCCTCCCAGGCGATGAGGATCGCCGGATCGTCCTCGTTGTGAGGGATCCGCGCCCATGCCCGAAACTTGGGAAGGTCTAGCGCCATCTTTCCTCCGCAGCGGGCGGGGGGGGGACGAATCCCCCCCGCGCCCGCCTATGCGAGAGTCCTATCAGGCGTTGGTCACCTGGAGCTGCACGAGGCTCTTCACGCGGGTGAAGGCCGAGTTGGCGAACGCCATGCCCTGGAAGATCACGCGGGCGCTGCTCGCCGCGGTGATCTCGTCGCGGATCATGCCGACGCCGCCCCACTCGCGCACCGAGAAGCCCTCGGAGATGTTGCCGAGGACCGCCACGACGTTCTTGCCCGACGTGGCGGTGGCAACGTGCGCCGGGAGGTACTCGGTCACGTACACCGGGAGGCCCATCAGGGTGAACGGCGCGGCCTGGGTGTTGGTCGCGTCAGACGACGGGATGAACACCGGGACGTTGTTCACGAGGATGCCGGCGATCGTCGCGTAGACGTCCTGCGGGAGGATCCAAGCCGCCGAGCCCCAGTACGCCGCCGGGAGCTTGCTGTACCGCATCTCCGACAGCTTCGCGATGGTGACCTGCGCGATGGCGAGAGCGCGGGTGGTGCCGGCCGAGGTCGCCGTCGTGATGTTCACGTTCGCGTTGACGGTAAAGATGCCCGTCGGCGCGTTGGTGCCGGAACCGCCGACATAGCCCCACTCGAGGTTCTTGGCGAGCTGGCGCTGGAGCGAGTCCATGACCTCCGCCTCGACGTCGAAGTTGGCCTGCCGGATCAGCTGCTGGCTGACCTGGGTGAAGGGGATGCACGGGACGGGCGAGATCGGCACCTCGACGAACGCCGGGTCGACCGACACGCGGGCCGTCGAGCCGGTGTCCGGCTGCGTCCACGCCGAGGTGTAGTCGGCGGTGGCAAGCGAGTTGTAGCGCAGCGCCGGGTAGCCCTGGACGCCGGTGCGAAGGTCGGCGAGGTTGCGGACCACCGTGTTCGCGTCGAGGTACTTGAGGATGCCGTCCTCGTAGATCTTCGGGATCAGCACGCTGCTCGAGGCCGTCGAGATGATCTCGCGCTGCTCGGGGGCGCGGCCGCCCTTCAGGTAGCCGAGGAACTGCTCGCGGTACTCGGGGGACGAGCGCCACTCGATCGCCTGCTCGCGCTTCTCGGCGACCACCTTCGAGGTCGCGGCGTGGCTGGCGAACTTCTCGCGCAGCTCGGCGGCGCTGCGCTTCTGGTTGAGGTCCTTCAGCTCGTCCAGGAGCTCGCTGGCGCGGGCCTCCTGCTCGGCGGTGATCTGGTCATTCGCGAGAATGCCATTCACCTCGGTTTCGATGGACTTGCGACGCTCGATGATCTCTGCCTGCTTCATGTGAGTGCCCTCAATCGCAGACGAAGCCGGGCTAGCGCCGGCGCGTAGTTGCGTGCCTCGGCGCTCGTCTGCGGATACGCGCCGTTTTCAACGATGGAAATCTCGCGGAGGTCCACCTCCGAGAGGGTCCGCTCGCTGCCCTTCCAGGCGTCGGAGCGGACGTAGAAGCCGAATGACATCTCGGTTAGCACTCCGGCCTCGACCAGGGCGCGAACGTCACGCGCACGCTGGGTGTCCGGGAGATCGACCTCGAACGCGAGTCCCTTGGTGTCGCTGCCGAGCTTCAGCAGCCCGCTGCGGGTGTTGGCGAGCAGCTCGCGGCGATCGTGCCCGACGAGCATCGACACGTTTCCCGACAGGCTCGAGTCGAACGCGCCGCGTGCGACCCGCTCGACAAACGGCTTGCCGTTGTTGACGCCGCGAACGGTCAGCGGGTGGCTTGGCGCGTCGTAGACCGCCGCATAGCCGGCAAGCTTGTTGCCGGAACGCTCGAAGGTCGCCGTGCGGATCTCAAGCATTGTCACCCTCCGCGTCTGGGTTGCCGTCAACGACCGCTCCGGACGCGCCGCCTGGCATCGACACGGTCGGCGTGTCGAGGCCGTCGATCGGCGGAAGGCCGAGATAGTGCCGCGCGTCGTTCGGCGACATGATTCCGGCGAGCACCAGCTTCGAGAACGCCATGCCCTGGTCGCGGAGGTTGCCGCGGGTGATCGGGGTCGTGTCGATGTGCACGCGCTCGCCAGGGGCGCAGAGCTTGCGCTGGAGCTCGCTCTCCCACGCGGACGCCCACGCGGCGATCGCGCCGTCGGCGTATGCGCGGGCCGTCTCTGCCTGGCTCGAGAGTGCGCCGCCGCCCTGCTGGAACAGCATTTCGGGCGGCACGCCGAATGCGCGGGCGATCTCCTGCACCGAGAAGCGGCGCGAGTCGAGCATCGAGCTGCTCGTCTCCTGGCTGATCTTCTCCGCCTTCATGCCCTCGCGCAGGATCAGCGGGCGGCTCGCGCCGTCCGCGGTCGCGTGCATGGTCATCCAGGCGTCGCGGATCGCCTGCACCGTCTGGTCGCTCATGGCGCCCGGATGGCTGATCGCGATCTTGCCCATGCTGCCCGTCTTGACGAGCGCAGCGTGCGCCCCGTCCTCGTCGGCAGCGAGCTGCATGGCGTGCCGCGCCATCTCGAGCGGCGAGCGGAACCAGCACGGGTTGAGGTGATCCGGGTAGCAGCCGACGTGCAGGATCTGGTCCTGATTCAGCACCGTGCTGCCGATGCGGTAGATCACGCCGTCATCGGTCACTTCGCCGCTCATGGCATCGGCGGGGATCGGCTGGAGCTCGGCGATCGCGCCGTCAGACGAGCGGCGGATCAGCGCGAGGCCGTTGCCGTGCGTCAGGGCGACCGAGGTCGTGTAGCGACGGAACTCGTAGCCCGACTGCCACCGGCTGGCCTCACGGTTCATCAGCATCGAAACCGGGTGGTCCGGAATCGTCTGTCCGTCGCTGTCGAGGACCGAAATCGGGAGCCGGGCAATGTCCGCGCTGATCAGCTGCGTAGCGCGGACAACGGCGGGGATGGCGTCCACCGGCGCCGACACAATGGGCTCCGGTCGCGTGTAGATGGCTACACCCGACTTGAAACCAAAGAACCGAGCGAACATTGCCCGAAGCTCCATGGAACGGATGGAACCGAAACGCCCAAATCCGTCTACTGCGATTTTTGGAATCCCGGTCTATCCAATGGGACACGCGCTCGCGCTGACGCCCGTGACCTCCCGGACGCCGTTGTGCTCCATCAGCAGCGCCGCCATGTTCCCGGCGACCACCGCGTCGGTGTTGCCGTTGCTTCGCCCCTTGACCGGACGGATGTTGCCGACGTTGTCTTTCACCAGCCGCACCGCCTGCAGCGCCGAGGACAGCACCGGATCAGGCTCATAGAACAGCTGCCGCGACTTCAGGAGGTCGCCCCAGAGCTTCCACGCCGGGGCCATCGTCCGGATCGACTGATCGATCGGGACGATTGGCCATCCGCGATCCGCCCATCGCCGGATGTCCCGTGCCTGGGACGGGTTCTGGTCTACGCCGACCTTCCGCACGTCGTAGCGGGCCATGATCACCTCGAGCTCGGCCTCGATCACCGCCATGTCGTGCCACTCGCCCGGCATCCGGCGCAGATGCCCCTGTTCGCACCACTTCGACAGCGGGCACTTCGACCGCTTGGCGTCGGCTTCGATGTCCAGCCCCGCCCACCAGGACACGTTCCGGGCGCGGATCCGCCCGCCGTCTACGACCATCACGCACAGGGTCGTGAGGTCGAGCTGGGTGCCGTACCCGCCGCGGCTCAAATCAATGGCGACCACCGCCGGGGATCCCCGTAGCCGATCCCAGTCGCAAGCCTCCGACTGCCGCTCCAGGACCGAGAGGTCCACGTCGGTGGTCGCCAGTTCGTGGTAGCGGCACGCCAGCTGCGTCTCGAACTCCGCAATCTGGACGGGATCGCCGCTCTCTAGCATCGTTCGCGCCGCCATCTCGAGCTGCGTCGGGTCGATGATCGTCCCGAGCCCGGGGTGCGCCTTGATCCATGTCGCCGGGTCCGATGCCTGATCGTCGGCGTCCAAGCCGTACAGCATCGGCCACCAGCCGGCTGGATACGGCTGTCCGGACGCGATCGCCCGCTCGAGCGCGTCCCAGTAGCCCCAGATGGGGCGCGTCTTCATCTCCGGATCGGGCGTCGTGGCGTGCAGCGCCTGGCTGCTCGGGAACTTGGCAAGCCCGGTCAGCAGCCGCCCGAACGCCTTTTCCATGCGTGCCGTCTCGTCGGACACCACCGTCCGCACCGTCAGGCCGTCGAGCGCCTTGTCGGTGCACGGAAGCGACGTGTACCGGTTGCCGCCGTGCGTCACCTTGCCGGGGTGCGCCGGGGTGCTGCCGCCCGTCGCGTGCCATTCCTCGTCGCCGAGCGTCTCGGACATCACCCGCATCCGCTCAAACGTTTTCTGCGCCAGGCGCCCGTCCGGTGCGACGCTCGCGAACTCAAGCCGCGTCGTTGGGTCGCTCATCGCCGCCATGATCAGGCTCGCGGCGAACTCGGTCTTCCCGTTGCCGCGTCCGACGGCGAGCAGAAGGTTCTTTGTCGCCGGGGTATCGGTCTTCCGCCCATCCACGATGCGACGCCTGGCGAGCAGGAGCATCGCCACCATGCATTGCCAGGGCATCCACACGAGCGGCGTGCCGGCGCCGGCCTCGGCGCCCTGCCCGCACCGCAGCGCAAACACGCGGGCCGCGTCCGCTCGAGCATCGTCCCACCACACGCCGTGCTTCGCCGGCGCACGCCGCTCCTCGAGGTAACGGCGACAGGCGTCCGTGATCCTCGCATTCGCGACGATGCTGCCATCCACCACCGACTTCGCGTAGGCGTCGGCCTGGGCGGCGCAGTCAACCGGCTTGGGCTTGCGGGATCGCTTCGCCATGAGTAACTCCGAGTAATGGGGGAAGACTCCGGCACAACCTCTCGCGTGCGTCAGTTTTGGAGG